CGCTCACACCGCCGGGCGTGATATTGAGCGCACCACGGGCTCGCTCGGTGTCTAGAGCTGTCGCCACATAGGAGCCGTAACCGCTGGTTTGCGCTCGCATGTTAACATCGCACCAGGCGCTGTTAATCGCATCCTGGCTCTGCAGCAGATCGACAGGCGGGCGAGGGTAAACCACGCCGTGACCCTTTTCACGCTGCACCCAGATCATCGGCAGCACGGTGTTGCCCTCTGCGTCTTTGATCGGTGCGGTGAAGTCCATGGCATCGGGCAGCGCGCCCAGCTCAAGCGTGCCGTCTTCTCGCACAACGACTGCCTGCCAGTCTTCGCGCCCGTTCTCGTCAACGCCTCGCCAATAAGCCAGAAAGCGCCGGTTCTCTTGATTGAACCGCACGCCCTTGTCGGTCGCCAGCTCGATCAGCACGGCATAAGCTGCGCTAATATCGTCGGGGCGATCAACGTCAGGCACGATGTGCACGAGGTGCGGCTGCACCACGTTGCACTCGATGCGGTTGCGGAAGGTGTTCCAGCTGTAGAGCATGAGCCCAGCACCGAACAGGTGCACCGTGCGGTCGAGCCGTTGCCATACCTCCCAGTAGGCAGCGTCACGCTGCAGCTTCTCGAAAGCTGCGATCTGCGCAGGATCTTCGACGGCCGCGCCGCTCTCTGCGTCCATGAGCGTCCGAGCTGCTGGCGTCAGGTAAACGGTCGCCTGCTGATCGACCCAGCGACGCAGCACAGGCAGCACCATGTTAGTAGGGAAGCGCCGCCACGTTTTCGGGAACTGCTTTTGTAGCTGCTGCGTGAGCCCTTCTTGCTGGTCGCCGAGGTAGTAGTCGTTGAGCAGCTCACAGGCGTGACGGTAGCCGTAGGGGCGCCATTCGCTGCTTAGCTCGAGGATCTGCTTGACCCAGTCAGCCCGGCTGGTGATCGCCCGCTGCGAGATGTCGCGCATGAGTTGCTGCGCTGGTCCGTTGATAAGATCAAAATACACTATAGCCGCCTTTCCTGATACCGGCGCGCAACAGGCTGCTGCTGTTGCTCATGCGCCACCGTCCGGCGGCTGACTCCGTCCATATTAGCCCAGAAATAACGCGCAGCATCACAGGCGTGATCGTGCACGTTGTCCTTTTCTGGTGCCTCCGTATTGCCTTTGAATCGGTACGATAGCAACGACCTATGCAGCCCACGCTTGCTGCCCTTGGTCAACCGCTCGTGCACCAAGAAGCGAGGCGGCGAGCCGTCTGCTGGATCCATCGCCGCCCTCATCACCTCGAGCCCGAAAGCAATGCGGCGCACCTTGCTGCTGGTGCGGTAGCGTGCCGGAATGCCTGCACGCCTCAGCACGTCAACGTCGGTGCGTCCTGCTGTCGTGGCTTGCTTGCCGGCAGGATCGCACCAGACCTCGCTCAGGTTGTACCCCTTGGCTAGGATGCGATCAGCAAGTTGCTCGGTGGTGGTGTCGTTGGGCATCAGCTCGTCAAAGGCGACCCAGGCGTCTCGCTCAGGATGCCGACGAAAGAACACCACCGCAGGCGACCGGTAGCCGAAGTCAAGCCCCGCGTAGGTTTCAGCGTCCTGCTGCCAGTTGCAATCAACCACGTGCTGCCCAGGCTTATAGTCAAACACTTGCCCTTCAAGGTGCACCACCTCGCCGCTGAGCTCCTGCGCTGCTAGCCGTGCGCTGTAGAGCCCTCGCAAGCTGTCAATGTAGCCCTCTGGCAGGTTGTCGGCGTTTTGCTCTGTCGATGCCTTGACGACGTGCACGCCCTCGTCGAGCCTGTCGCCTGGATTGCCAAAGGCATCGTGCACCCAGTTGTAACCGCTCGGCGTGCCTGTAAGCAGGATCTGGTGAATCCAGCGCGTCTTTGATCGGATGCGCCCAGTGATGGTGGTCCAGATTTCGGCTTTCATCTCTGCCGGCTCATCGAGCCACGCCCAAGCCACTTGGATACCTCGCAGCCTGCCCGGTCGCTCAGCAGATCGCAGCAGCACCTTGCTGCCGTTGCTCCACGTATAGCTGCGCTCGGTACCGTGCCACGTTGCCACCACCTGACGCGGCCACAGCTCCTCAATCTGCGGGCGAATCACGTCATCAAGCATCGAATAGGTCGGCGAGATAATCACGCCTGTTGCGCCTGCGCTGTGAAGCAGCACGTTTGCAGCCGCCCACTGGCAGCCGGTCCACGTCTTTCCAGCGCCTAAGCCGCCTCGATAGTACACAAACCGATGCGGTGACATGAGCACCTTAGCCTGAGCCTCGTGAGGCTCGCCAAACTGCCACCGCTCAGCTGTCGCCATCGGTGTGCCCTTTGCCTGCTTCGATGCGTCGATCAAGCCAGCCGCAGCCCTCGACGATCAGGCTGCCGTTAGCCTGTATGTCGAGCCGCTGCTTACCCCATTGCTCAGGCAGACGGCGCTCGAGCGTCCAGGCTGCAGCTTGCCACGCGCCATCCCGAGCTGCGCCGTCAATGATCTTGAGCCGGTCAAGCTGAAAGTCAGCCGTCGCCTTTTCGTAATTGACGAGCAGTTTGAGATAAGCGCTTTCGCGCTTGCGTGGTTTGCCGCCGTTGTCAATGTGACGACGCTCTGCGCCACCTCGCCTAATCCAGCTGTTGAGCGTGTCGGTGGCGACGCCAACGTGCAGAGCTGCGTCCTTCTTGCTCAGACCTAGCCGCACGCACTCGGTAATGCGATCAATGACGGCGTCAGTCGGTCCTGAGCGCTTGGCTACCATTTCACCTTATCCGCCCAGTAGGCTGCTGACATTTTGCCCTTGGCGATGTTCTTCGCGTGCCGAGCCTTGAAGCTGGCACGGCGAGCTGCCTCTGCCTTCGTGCTGGTTTTCTTGCCCTCGCCTCGCACGCCCTGCTGGCCGAAGCGGATCAGCTTGATCTTGTCGCCCTCTTTGGCGAGCACAGCGTGGCTCTTGGTCTTGTGCTTCGGTGTGCGCTTCGGCTTGTTATAGCCTTTGAACTTCTCACCAGCTCGCTCTACGGTCATTTCAGCGCCAGCCTCAACTCCCGCAGTTGGCCCTCGAGGTCTTCGAGTTTGTCAGCGCTGCGGGTTAGCGCTGAAACCATGTCGTTGCTCATGTTGTCACGGTGCTTGTTTAGATCGGCGATCACAGCGTCATAGCGTGCCCGCATCGTGTCTTCTCGCTGCTCGTGCCGCTCTTGCAAGCTGTCGATCTGCTTTTGAAAGCGCAGCGTGAGCGATTGCAAGGCTTGCTGTAGCTTGTTCTGCTGCCAGGCAAGGTAGCCGGCAAACAAGCCTAGGGCGCCGTAATCGGTCAGCGTTTGGAGCACAGCCTCCTCCACGGCTAGCCCTTGACGATCTTAGCCCACGCTTTGCGCAGCCTCGTGTGGTAGCCGTGCTTGGCGTAGGCTGGTCCGTTGTACAGGCGAGCTAAGCCTGCCCAGTCGACAGGCGTCTTGTTCGCTGCGTAGCGGGCTCGAGGATTGACGGCGAACCACTGTGCGACCAGCTTATTGCTCACGCCCTCAGGATCAGCGTCAAAAGCCTCGACAGCTGCCGCAGGGTCTTCGTCGTACAGATCGAGCAGGTGAGCTCCTAGCACCTGAAACAAGCCCCAGCTCGTAGCACGCACCGCAGCCTCTGCGTCGAGGCTCGCCGCATGGTCGAAGGCGGCGCGGTTGGTTTCGCTGGGCTCGGTGCTCCACACGTATTTGCCACGGGTGTAGGGCACCTTGCCACGCAGATCAGGCGCTAGGCGCAGAAAGATATGCGGCTCAAAGCGCACAGCGTCGGGCTTGCCGTTGCTCTCGACCTGGCGGAAAGCCTCGAGCACCGCAGCCGGGATGCCGGCGTTGATCGCCTCGGCTTTGCTCGGTGCCTGGTAGCCGTCAGCCTTCGCAGCTCGCAGCGTGATCGGACCGACGATGCCATCAGCGAAGACACCGGCACGCTCTTGGTAAGCCTTAGTCGCCTTGTCTACGGCTAGCCCAAACTTGCCCGATGCGCTGCAGCTTGTCAGACCCTGGCGACGAAGAAAGCGCTGCCACGCCTTCACGTCTTCGCCTTTGCT